CCCTCACCAAATTTATTCTTAATAACATCACCAACCGCTACAACTTTATCATACTGTTTCCTTACAGCAGCAGATGCATTCTTATATTGATCTTGTAAAAAGTTGCCAAGTTTACCAAGGTTTCCACCAGAAAGTTTGTTGAGTCCAGAACCAACTCCCTTTGCTAAATCTTTTGCACCTTCAAATAACTTACCAAAAAATCCTTGTGGTTTAGTTGGTTTTTTGGGTTTAACTTTTTTTGCCTGTACTAATGCTTGTTGTGTATTAGCACCACCTTGTTTTGCCTTACGGAAGGCATTAATCTGATCGTCATTTAGTTTATATTTTTTCTGAAGTTCCAGTTCAAATTTAGTTTTCTTTCTAACTTTACCCGTTACTGGATCAACGATTTGACCTCTTCTTGGTTTTACTCCTTCTGGTTTTTCACCTTTAGGTGGTTTAGGACGAAGTGCTATAGCACCCATCGCCGCAATAAGTGCCAAGTTCAACATTGTGTTGACATTGGCCATCAAACTATCAAAGTTTTTCTGTGCCTCGTCACCAAATTTATCGCCTATAAATCCTCTTGCAGAATCATAAACTTTATAACCCCAGTCAACAAAAGTGACAAGACCATCAAGAAGTTTTCCTCCCAAATTTAAAACAAAATCTGTAACTGGGCCTATAAAAGATATGAACTTTGTGAGTTGTGGAAGAAAGTCAACTAATCGATAAAAAATAAATCCAAGAATAACATTCTTAATGAAGTTCTTTATCTTATCAAAGAAACTTACTTTGGGAAGTTTTAATCCTTTTGGTTTTTCTTTCTTATCACCTGAGTCTTTTTCCAATTCATCTTCTTTTTCTGAGCGTGTCTTTGTTTCTATCTTCTTTCTTGCTTGGTCCGCTCTAATTTTATCAAGGGCAAGAGATCCTTTGAGAAGAGTTTCTATCTCAATAGTTCTCTCCTTTATAACTAAAAGTACATTTCTCTTCTCGCTACTTTCTTTACCACCAACAGATTTCTTTACTCCTATTGGTTTAATTGTTGTAATAGCACCTCTCTTTATAGGAGTTATTGATCCTCCCTTACTTTGTGGTAGTAACTTCTGAGCAGTAATTGCCATATCTTACACCGTTATTCCCAGAACTTTTATCTTCTTTGGAGAAGACATTGCTGCTGCATCAAATGATGGAATACCAGGGGTTTGTTTCTGTTCTGTTTTTTGTTGTCCCTGTCCCTGTTGAGCATTTTGTGTTTGATTATATGCTGAGGTTGAAGATGATGGTCTTGACGATTTGGAGATAGATGCTGTCTTAACACCCAATGATTTTCTCACAGACATGTAATCAAATGTCTTTGTTGCTTTTGCAGCTGCAACAGGATCAAATGAAGGTGGTGTAGATCCCCCACTTGGACTACTTCCACTTGGACTACTTCCACTTGGACCAGTAGCAGTTACTGTTGTAGTTGCGGAGTATGAATTGGGATCAAGGCCTTGTAAGTTTTTATTATATACATTTACCAGATCTTCATACCTCTTCACTGGTTGTCCATAACGACTTGCTCCATTCATCATTGGAAGTGATGCCCAAACAGGAGCCATCTTAGCAATCTGCTGCTTACTGATGGGGGCATCAATATCTGCCTGACTCATTCCTGCCTGTCCCATCATGTAACCAGCAATTGCCATCTTGTCCTGGTTCTCTGGAGTGAACTTATCTGTTGCAGGGTTCAACCCAGCTCTTCCAGCAAATGCTTCAGGTTTCATCATCTGATATGCGCCAACAGCAGCAGAAGTATATTTACCATAAGTTGCTTCACCACTCTTAAGTCTTTTCTTCTGTTCAGCAACAACTTCATTGATTGTCATCTTGGTGAGATCCATATCAGTTCTACCACCAAACCATGTGTTATATCCACCTGGTTTTAAAGTTCCTTCTGCCCATCTAATAGTGTTAAGAAGTGCTTTAGCATTTTTAGAAATTCCTCCTTTTGTATCTCCTCCTTTATCATCAACACTCTTCTTGGCAGTAGATCCACCACTGAATAAATTTCTTACCCAAGAAAGAGGACCTCTTTGATCGCTCGTTTTATCTTCATCACCACCAGGAACTGATCCTCCACCTTGGAATCCTAACAATCCTCCACCAGAGAAAGATGGAATGTTTGTTCCACCACCCATTGCATTCATTGAAGCTAAAGTGCTTGTGCCAAACTTTGCAACAGCACCTTTACTCATCACAAACTCTCCAGGAGTGAGCATCGCAGGAACAGTGTCTCTATTACCTGATCCTGGAACCCGACCACCAGCAGACATTTCTTTTGGTTTTTCTTCTGGAGTTTTGGGTGTTGCTCCCTCAGCTTGTTTTGCAGCGGTTTGATCTGCTTGGAATTGTGATGTCTCTTTTTCAGAACTTCCTTCTTCATCTCCACCAACTTCAGTACCAGTCAATATTCTTGCACCAAGATATCCAGCACCAGCAAGAACAGCAGCAGTTTTTGGATTTCTTGTGACAAATCTCAGAAGTTTTGGTATAGCAAATCTTGCTATTTGTATTGCCCAACCACCAATGGTTCTAATCAGGGCACCAAACTTTGTTCCAAATAATAAGTATGCACCTGCAATAACAGGCCACCAATCAGAGAAGAATCTTATTATACTTTCAATCTTCCCTGCGTTGTCTGGATTGCCCATCCATTCAACAATTTTATATACAATTCTACCAAGAATAACGGTTTTTATAAAATCAAATACTTTTTCAAATAAAGATTTGACTGGAGCAAGAACTTTCTCAGTTGCTTTCTTAAGACCCTTGAATGCACCAGACTCTAATTTCTTTTCTTTCCCTGCTCTTCTTTCTCTCTCTGCAGATTGTTTATCTTTCTTTGATTGATCTGCATCAAATTTATTTTTTTCAATCAGAGTGTCACGAATTGATGTGACAATTTTCAATATATCTTCAAGTATATTGCTACTCTCTTGTGGAGTTATTTTACTTATATCTGCTTTTACTAATCCACCTTTTGGTGCTTTTACAAGAGCACCTCCTCCTCCACCACCAACACCACCAGGAAGTGATGCCTTGCTTGCTACCATGGTGGTAGCAGCAGATTTTTTCTCAAGAACTTTATTTACAAATTCTTCAAATCCTATCTTATCATTTCTCTTCTTGAATCCTTCTTTTCTTTCTTCTGGAGATAATTGCTCGCCACCAAGGGTTACTTCAGCAGTAAGTTCATCGACATACTGCTGATATCTTTCTTCACCGAAAAACTTAGAACCGAACTTACTTGATGGCATTCCTTTGTTTCTGTTTTAACTCTTCTTCCTCAAGGTGATGTTGTAATAATGCAACATAGATGTCTCGTTCCCAAGGCATCAAGTTTTCAATCTCAGTTAATGAATATTTATGGTACTGCATCAAGGCAAAGTTGAGTCTATAGTAATTTTCCAGATCCATATGGATCATGGCTATGCGAAAAAACCTGCCAGACCCTCAATTACTACTTCACTTTCTTTTTTAGTTTTAGGATTTTTTACTTTAATTGTATGGGAAAGTTTGGGCATGGTCTCAAAGAACTTCTCAATTTCCTTGAACTGAGAAGAATTCATTCCCTCAAGAAACTCTACTATTTCTTTCTTTGAACAATCCTCTGCTGCCCAGACATCCTCCTCAGTAAAAATCTTATCGATACAAGTGGCAATCAATTCAAATGATTGATCCATTGCACTTCTTTCTTCAAAATTAAAGTTGTTCTTAATGAACTGATCAAGAGATGGGTACTTCATCTCCATCATGATCGAATCATCTAATTTAATTCTATTAGTATGATCTTCATTCTTCTGAACTTTAATATCGTCCAGATTAATTGTCACTGGAACTTGAGTCTCTCCATCATCGGGGCAGGTAACATTGACTTCAATGTCCTCACCGACTGACTTACCACGAATGTTTAAAAATAAGTATTCAATGTCAAAAGTAGGAAGATTTTCTACCTTAACATCCTTTGTTTTAATACAATTCTTGATTACATTCTTAATAGCAGTTGTGATTTGCTTTACATCTTCACTTTCCAAAGCAATCACAAGAACTTTTTCCTCTTTTACAAGGAAAGGTCTATATTGAATTGTTTCTCCTGTGGATGGCAATTCAAGTTCATATACCGGTGTGGCAATCTTAGGTAAAGGCATGATGTCCTATAGAAATTTCAGATGTGATTATTTATTCCTTATTGGAGAGGTCCAATAAAATCTCCAGCAGATTTTATTTTACCAGATCTACCAGCTCCATACAACTCATTCAATGTTTGCTGCGAATTTAATGGTTCTCCTAAGAACGTGTTTGATTTTGGAGGACCTAAAAATCTCTCATTAGCTGCAGCCTGATCAAGTGATAATGCTCCCGCTCCGTCAAGACCGGGAAGAGTCAGGTTACTTGCATTAAATTGTGCCTGCTGTCCTGGCGTTTGAACTTGCGGTTGTGTAGTAGTATTTTTTCTATTGAGTTCTGTAATATAATATCTAATATAACTCATAGAGACAGTGACTTTCAAGAGAGAAGATGCATCAAAAGAGACTGGCATCGAACTGATAGAAAGAGGAAATGCTCTTACAAAATTATAAGTTAGTTGTTGTCGATAATCTCTTTCAAACTTTGTGACCTTCAGACCTTGATCCATAATGTACTCATTTGGATATCTTGCCCTATAGTTATAACTTCTTGATGCTATTTGATTCTCTGGTTCCTCAAGGTCTTCATTCATTATATAACTAATCCATGACTCAAAGAAACGGATCGCAGTATAGTTTCCAGCATCAACATAAAAAGTTAAATCAATTCTATCATCAAACTGTCTTCTATATGCGTGCTTTTCCGTTACACCAGTATGATCGTTATTAAGTTCAAGAGTTGCTAACTGAGATCCTGGAAGACTTGCTTCACTACAAGATAAGTTAAAAGATCCTTGATCAGTACCAATGATACTTCTGAGTGCAGAAGGAAATGGTACTTCAACTTCAAAGTGAGAAGTAAGTGCAGGTCTTAATAATGCCGATTTGATTTGTGATACTGACTTTGGTGCAGGCATTTATAAATAATTTTTAACCTTATATATTATGTATGGCAGAAAGTATCAAGAGTAAATACAGACCGTCATTTCCAAGTAAATATAAGGGTGATCCCAACAATATTATATGCCGAAGTAGTTGGGAACGCAAGTTTTGTAGGTGGTGTGATCTGAACGAAAACATTCTCCAATGGGGAAGTGAAGAGTTTCATATCCCATACGTTTCACCTGTTGACAGAAGAATTCATAAGTATTATCCAGACTTCATCATCAAAGTAAAAGAAAGTACAGGTCAAATCAAGACCTATGTGATTGAAGTGAAACCGAAGAAACAAACTCAACCACCAAAGAGACCAAAGAGACAAACCAAATCATACATCTATGAGTGTACAACTTGGGAAGTCAACAAAGCAAAGTGGAAAGCTGCTCAAGAGTTTTGTGCTGATAGAAGAATTGAATTTAAGATCATCACAGAAGACGAGTTAGGTATCAAATGAATCGTATCGAACCCATAATCGATGAGTTGAATGAAACTCATGATCAAGAAGATCAGATGTTAATGATTATGGAAGCACTTAATAATACCGTCACACCAATTCCAGAGGTGGGTCAGTTCTGTACCTTTGTTTATAATGCAAAGACTCCTGGAATTTCTTATGACCAGCATCCATTAGTCGCAGTAACAGAATTATATCGATGGGGATTTCGTGGACTCAACTTTCACTGGAGAGATTATAGACAATATACTTGGGAAGAACTTGCAGGTCAAGTTTATATTGTACAAAAGGATGAACTGGATGATCTTCTCTCTGTTCAGTATGGAAAATTCATACTAAATAAATAAAAAACCATAAGTAATGGCATCGGCAACCAGTAAAGTAGCACCAGTAAAAGTTACTGAGAGGTCAGGTAGAGCATCATCTAAAACCACACAGAACTACTATAAGACAGAGGTTACTACTCTTGCTGATGGTAGTCTCAAAAGAGAAACATTTAGAACTGATGCGAAGGGAAATGATGCTGTAAAAATACAAGAAGTATCAGTTGATAGTAATGGCAACGTTACTAATAACAATATATTATCAACTGCAACGGAAGGAGAAACAAACGCTTTAGAAGATCCAACCTCCCCATTACGTGCTTCAATAAGAAATCAAGTTGATAGTGCTGGAAAGGAAGTTCGTAAAAATGAAGAAGATGCTGCTGCTGGTCGTGTAACTGATGCTGGTAAAAAAAATCAAGAGATTTTAGGTGGTGGTTCAGGAAATAAAGCCACCAGTGAGGAAGTGTCTGGGGATACACAACCAGCAGCACAACCACTTTCTATTCCATCAACAGAAAACTCAAGAAACCAATTCCCAAATTGCGTTTATCCATTAGACCTTGGATCAACAAAACAAGATGTGATTAAGTTTACAATGCTTGAATATCAACCAA